GAGTATATGAAAGTATACGATGGGTTGGAGCGAGATGAAGAAGGCAATGTATTAAACACTAAGGAACAGAATGATTTCTTAAGCTTGAAGATGCTAGACATCTTCTGTGGATTAAGCTTGAAGGAGAGCTATAAACTTCCTTTAAAAGCATTTGATGCTGTATTAAATCAGATATCGAAATGTTTTAGCGAAGACACACCTTTAATTAGAGAGTTCTCAATGATTGGGACTGACGGTGTTGAGGTTAAGTTTGGTTTTATGCCTAAGCTAGATGATATGTCTTTAGGAGAATATGTCGATTTAGATGGATATATACAAGGTTGGAGTAATATGCACAAAGCTATGGCTGTTTTATACAGACCAATTACCTTCAGTAAGAAAGGTATGTATTTGATAGAAGAATATGAGGGTACAGACAAGTGGGCTGATGTGATGAAAGACGCTCCAGTAAACGTTGCTTTAGGTGCGTTGGTTTTTTTTTATCGTTTAGGCAAGAAATTAGCAGAACATACGATAGCCTCTACTCTGAAGAAGGAGATGGATTCGGACAATATTCCATTGAAGGAAATTTTGGGAGAAGATGGGGATGGTATCAATCCATTTATAGCATCTCTAAAGGAGACGTTAGAAGACTAGATGAGGTTACAAAGTTAAACATACATAAATGCCTAACTTGGCTTACGTTTGAGAAAGAAAAGAACGAACTTGAAGCAAAAATGATTAAACAACAATACAAATGACACAAGTATACGACATATTAGACAAACTAAGAGATAAGCTGATGGATAATCCTAATGTGTTCTCCGTTAAGTTCGGTGATCTGGACGAAATAGACCTCGACAAGACTGAAATGTATCCATTAGCCCACTTAGATATAGCTCCTAATATTACGTTTGTGGATAACGTTATTGAGTTTTCTATTTCGCTTATGGTTTTAGACATTGTAGACATTACAAAGAAAGACGATAAGACAAAGCCTTTTTACGGGAATGATAACCTAGTTGACGTTTTAAACACTCAACTTGGAGTTGTTTCTGATATTGTTACTTCTTTACAAAGAGGTAGCTTATTTGACAACCAAGTACAGTTAGTAAATGAGCCAACTGTAGAAAAGCTAGTTGACAAGTATGAGAATATGTTAGCTGGATGGGGTGCTAGTTTTACCATTAGAGTCCCTAATACATTCAGTATATGTTAAACTCCTTTTACACAAGAGCTGCGTTAGGTAAAATTGGTAAGCTTCTATACCAGAAGTTACAGTCTCAAATGAAGGCGGATAAGACTTATGCTACTGGAAATTTAGCTAAAAGTTTGGAATATAATGTAGACAAATTCAATTTAGACATCTTAGCTGATTGGAGAATAAAGTATGTTGACCAAGGATCTGCTCCAAGCAAAGTTGCTCCTTACAATCAAATACGAAAGTGGGCTAAAGCAAAAGGCTTAAAGCCAAAGAAGATAAAAGGCAAAACGAAGACATTTAATCAAATGGCTTTTGCTATTGCTAGTAAAATATCTAAAGAGGGGACTATAGATAGGTTTATGGCTCAAGGAGGAGGAAGCAACTTAGTGGACAAAGTAACACAACGATATAAAAACTACATAACTAAAGAAATAGCTGAAGCATTCCAAAAAGATTTAAGCGAAGCTTTGGATAAAAACATAAAAACTAATGGCAACTAAAATAAACGTAAGAAGCCCGTATTTCATCAAAGTATCTGATGCTAGTTTAGCTTCTGTAGAATTTAACTTATACATATGGGATGGGGTGGAAACATCTATCCCGGGTACTGCTACGTATACATTCACAAAGGATGTTGTAGGAAACAACGAATATATCACTTTTGAAATAGCGGATTACGTTAGGGATTACATTGTCACAGAATACGGTGACTACTCTACAAATGCAGTATGGGTTTACTGGTCGTATCAAATGTACTCCGATTTAGCTAGAACTACAGCCATTGGCACTCCAATTACGGGACAAAGGTTAGCTGTGGATGGATATGGCTTCTTTGAGGATGGAATTCATCCCGGAGAATCCACAGTAGACGTATTAATGCAAGACAACACAGATATTTACTACTTAGACGGACAAGATATCGTATTTGCACTATATGACGAAGGTGCTACAAATGTCTCTATAGATGGAGTATCTGTCCCCGCTGTATATTGGGAGCAAGTAAGCGAATATTGGGACACTTATGTTGGGACTTGGGAGTCTGGGGCTACGGATCAAGCCATCGGTGACTCTACAGACTCCTCCAACAAGATTGTGTACGTTAAAATCACAGAAACAGAGCTTTTTGACGATATAGAAACAATTACGGTTACCAAAAGTGTTGCTGCTGGTGGAGGAACACTTACAGTTAGGCTGATTAAGGTTTGTGAACCTAAGTATACACCTATGAAAGTCATATTCTACAACAAATACGGTGCTATGCAAGACTTGTGGTTCTTTAAGAAGTCACAAACAACACTAAATGTTACATCTGACACATTTAAACGTAATACTATCGATTTTAGTGGCACACCGACCTATAACACAGCTTACCACCAAATAAAATCATTCAATGTAAACGGAAAAGAATCAATTATGCTAAATACTGGTTTTCTTCCAGAAAACTTTAACGGAGTAATGAAACAGATTATGCTGTCTGAGGAAGTTTGGATTGATAACGGAACAGAGGTATTGCCAGTTCGCACAACAACCAATTCATTAAACATCAAAAAAGCGGTAAACGACAAGCTTATTAGCTACACAATGAATTTTGAGTATGCATTTGACAAAATAAACAACATCAGATAATGAAGCAAGACATCCAATTATACATAGATGGTCAAAGAATAGACTTATTTGAGGATGAGAGCTTACAAATAACCTCGTCTATACAAGATGTTAAGGATGTTTCTAAGATTTTTACTGATTATAGTCAATCCTTCGCTGTAAAAGCATCTAGAAACAACAACTTAGTCTTTAAACACTATCACGATAGCGATATTACTAACGGATATGATGCTAGATACAAGTCTGATGCTATAATCGAAATCAATCATCAGTTCTTCCGTAAAGGAAAGGTTCGTTTAGATGGCGTTCAGATGAAAAACAATAGAGCTTATGCTTATAAAATAACTTTTATAGGAGAATCAATTAAGCTAAAGGACTTATTGGGAGATGATATGCTATCTGACCTTGATTTTTCCGCTTATGATACTCCTTATACTCTTTCAGACGTATCAACTTACCTTCAAAACGGGAAAACTGTTGACGGAGTAACAAATGCTATTATAACGCCATTAATTAGTGCCGAAAACAGATTTTATTACGACAGAACTACTTCTGCGATAAATAACGTAGCTGATTTAAGCGGATCTGGTGCTTATTACAAGAATTTAAAGTACGCTATTCGCCTTTATTGCATAATAAAGGAGATACAAAACCAATATACTATAGCTAATGGTTATAATTACGATTTAGTATTCTCTAACGACTTCTTTAGCACCTTAACAGTAGATTTCTATGACTTGTACTTATGGTTACACAGAGAAAAAGGCAAAATTAACATTACATACAAAGAAACACAAGTAAATCAACTTCCAACTCAAGGATGGAGTACTTACGGTTTTGCAACACAAGGAGATCGCTTTATTATAACGGATAGTGCTACCAATACTTACGATGTAAGCTTTAATTTATACGTAACTAGCAATTCTTCTTATAATGTAGTGCTTTTAAAGGATGACGAGGAATACAGAAGGAATGATAACTTGTGGGGTAATTCGATGCCAGTATGGGAAAGTCTACCAAATGGAACTTACAAGATAATAATAGAACATCAAGATGTAATTACGTTACTATCTACGTCTAACTTATACGCAACAAGGAACTCAACCGAATTTCAGCAGTTTAATTTTGGTTCAAATCAAGTTATAACGACTAAGCCAACGTTTGTGGTTACAGATAATATGCCAGAGATGAAGATTATAGACTTCCTTACTGGTCTTTTTAAAATGTTTAACCTTACTGCTTACTTCGATGGTCAAACATTCGTTATAAAGGATTTAAACACCTTCTACGCAGATGGAACTACTTACGATATTACTAAATACGTTGACGTAACTGACTCAGAAATCAATACAGCTTCTCTATTCAACAAAATAGAGTTCAGATACAAAGGATTACAGTCTTTACAAGCTCTTAAACATCAAGAGTTATTCAATCAAGAGTGGGCTACAGAAGAATATAATATTGAAAACAAGTTTGATGGTAAGCCTTATATCGTAGAAGTTCCTTTTGAGCATATGAAGTATGAGAAGTTAGCTGGATTTGATTATTCTACCGATGCAACTACCATACAAGTTGGATGGATGGTTGGCAGTCTAGATGACAGCGGAAATGCTGATCCGATATTAGGTCTTCCGTTAGTTTTTTATGCCCCTAGAGTCGAAAATGGAACTCAAATGAGAATTATAGGTAATTACCAATCTGGAACACCAGAAGATGCTGATTATGCATCTATAAACGACTACTATGTACCTAGCAATTCTAGACTACTTACAAACTCACACAACATTAACTTCAAGTCTGAGATTAATGAGTACACATACGCAGAGATGACAGACACTCTGTTTACGGTGTATTACAAAGACTATATTGACGATGTGTTTGATTACAGAAATAGAATTATTAAGATTCAAGCTATTCTTCCACTCAATATATTGACTAAATATAGGCTTAACGATAGGTTTATTGTTGGAGGTAAATCCTACAAGATAAACTCAGTATCGTCAAACTTATTAAATAATAAAAGCAACATTGAATTAATACCAGACTTATGATTAAAGAAATAATAGAGATGCTGAACGCTGATGATTGGTATATAAGAGACGAAGATATCGATATAGCTAAAGGAAAATACAAAGCTCCCACAAGGCTTAGTGAAATAAAACAAACTAGAAAAAGAAATAACTACACAGATGGCAACAGAGACTAAACAAATATTATACAACGTTAGGGTTAATACCGCAAACGGTAAAGTCAAAATAGATGGATTAACCAGAGGATTTATTGATGCTAGTAGGGCTTCTGATTTGCTGAAAAAGAAAATAGCCGACACAAATAATGAGCTAAACAAAAACATAAACAAAACTGGGTTAGCTGGAGCTGCTGTTACCGAATTAGGTCGTACTATTTCGGATTCGAATTACGGTTTTACAGCAATGGCCAACAACATTTCACAGCTAGGTACTTTGTTTGCCACCTTAGTTTCTACAACAAAAGGAGTTGGGAATGGACTTAAAGCTATGGGTCAAGCTTTAATGGGCCCTCTTGGGGTTATTGTTGCATTCCAGGTAGTTATTGCGGTTATTGAAAAATTCGCTATGGCTAATAAAAAAGCAAAGAAAGAATCAGAAGACCTAAATAAAGAGTTAGCTAAAGCTAAGGGACTCATATTTCGACTAGAACACTATAAGAGTATATTAGATGATACTACAGCCTCTATAGAAAAGCAAACAGCAGCTATGAGATCTCTTAAGAAGGATGGTTATGATGCTACAATAGGAAGTATAGATGATTATATAAAAGCTAGATCTAAAGTTTTAGAGTTTAATGTTTATGAAGCATCTTTAAGTTCAACATTACAAGAGTCTATAGTTAAAGAAATAAACTTAAGAGCTAAATTAGCTGAGGATGCTGAAGCCACCGCTAAAAGAATAGAAGAAGCTCAAGGATTATCTGTATCAACTGGTGGGTCAACCGTTAGAATCACAAAGGAAGAAGTTCAGCAACAAATAAAAGAAGAGTTTGAAGTTAGAAAAAACTCTACAGAGGAAGAAATCAAGAAATTACAAGACGCTGTAACTCGAAAAAGAAAAATCGTAAATGATGAGTATGATAAAGCTGTAGCTGGATTACAAGGCAATAAGTTTTTATGCTTAATGTTTGGAGACTGTAAAAAAGAAGAGGAGATAAAAGCTGACTTAAGCTTTGTAGATAAAACTTTTGACGCTCTATTCGCTAAATTAGAGAAAAAGTTCAGAGAAAGGATTAGTGGAAATAAAACTGAATTAAGCGTTAACGACATAATAGACTTTACTGTTGGAGACGCTGAGGACCAGTTGGAGGTTGAACAATCAGTTCAAGCTATGGTTGATAGCGTTGTTAGACCCCTTAAAGAAAAATTAGAAAAAATAGACAACTTTAAGAAGTACGTAAATATAGCTGGAGACTTGGTTGATGCTGCCGCTCAAAGAGAAATAGCAACAGAAAAAAATAAAACTAATGCTATTAATAATGAATTGAAGGCTAGGTTGAGAAATGAACAGCTATCAACAGACCAAAGAAAAGCAATACAAAATCAAATTGCTCAAAACGATGAGGCTTTAAGAAGAAAACAAGACAAGATTGCTAGAGCTAGATTTAGAATTGAGAAAGCATTTAAGTTAGCTACAGCTATTGCTGATGTTGCTGGAAACTCAATTAAAGCTAGAGCTTCACAATACACAATTCCATCTCCAGATTCTCCATTCAGAGCAAAAGCCGCTCAAGTATTAGAGAGAGCTGCTGGGTATGCTCAGATTGCGATTATTGCTGCTCAAAAATACGAAAGTTCAGCTTCAGCAATGACTGGAGGAGTTTCTAATGTTTCAACTGGAGGAGGTATTCAAGCACCAGACTTCAATATAGTAGGTCAATCTCAAACCAATTTATTGGCTCAAGCGGTAGGAAGTCAACTATCTCAACCAATAAAAGCTTATATGGTATCGAAAGACGTTACTACTGCTCAAGAGATGGAAAGAAACACTATTGGAGACGCTTCATTAGGCTAAAATAAGACAATAATTAACAAATAAGTTACCTTATTATGGAAGAACTAGATATTTTTGAGCTATTTATAGACGAAGAAAACGAATACAGCGGTATTGATGCTGTATCTATCGTAGAGCATCCCGCTATAGAAGAAGACTTCATTGCATTGAAAGATGGCAAGGTTCAACTTGCAGAAATCGATACAGAAAAACGTATTCTTTTAGGCCCAGCTCTTATACCAAATAAGAAAATATACAGAAGAAATGGAGAAGACGAATATTACATCTTCTTTAGCGAAGATACTGTTCGTAAAGCTTCAGAGTTATTTCTCTCAAGAGGCAAACAGAACAATTCGACATTGGAACACGAGGTCGAGATCGGAGGGCTATCAGTCGTAGAATCTTGGATCATCGAAGATGAAGTTAAAGACAAATCAAGAAAATACAATCTAAGCTTACCCGTAGGAACTTGGATGATTTCAGTAAAAGTAAACAACGACCAAATATGGGAAGAGTTTGTGAAAACTGGAATGGTAAAAGGTTTCTCAATCGAGGGGTTCTTTACTGATAAACTTGATGAAAGACCACAAGAGCCTACCGAAGAGGAAATGGCTGAGATGGAAGCTTTATCACTATTAGAAGACTTCTTGTGGGCTATTAATAAACTTAAATCGATAGATAATGAATAATGGTTGGGAAATTAGTATTGGACTTTACCCGGGAGTTCTCTTTGGGGTAAGAACATACGAAATAAGTGAAACGGAAACAGATCACTTATTTTATTTGCCACTTATCTATTTATGCTTAACAACTATAAAAGATGAATAAGACAGTAAGTAGAACATCTCCTAAGGGAGGACGAAGAGGTTGCTTAGGGCCAGATGGTAAGTATTCTATCGAGAATTGCGATGGTTCCTTACAAGCACAAGGTGTTGGTTCTTTGGTAAATCAAGGAGAAAGCACCATTACCAGGGAGTAAAAATACAACACATTGTTATACCAATAGTTATCTAATTAGATTATTAATTAATTAATCCAAATATATATGAACGCTAAAGACGTAGTTGAAAAACTAAAAGAAGTATTACTTGGAGTTACAGAAGAGGTTGTTGAGACCCCAGCTGTAGAAGAACAAGTAGAACTTCAAGAAGAAGTTGCAACTGACGAGGTTCAAGAAGAAGTAAAAGAAGAGTTAGCAGAAGATTCTGCATCTGAAGATACTCCAGTTGAAGCTCAATGGGCAACAAAAGAAGAGCTAGGTCAAGAAATCGCTCAATTAAGAGCAATGATTGACGAAATTATGTCTGGAATGGGATCTGGTGATTCCAAAGACGCTCCACAAGAACTTTCTGCTGAAGAATCAGTAGAACAACCTCAAGAAGAGGTAGAATTAGCTGCTGAAGAAGAAGTTGCTGAATTAAAGCACAATCCAGAAGCAATGGTCGATAAGAGAGAGCTTAATTTGTATGCTCAATCAAGAAGACAATCGACATTCGACAAAGTATTATCTAAAATTTCTAATAAATAAATAAAATGGCTACTACTACAAGTATTACAACTTCATACGCGGGAGAATCGGCTTCTAAATACATTTCTGCTGCGTTATTATCTGCTTCTACTATCGAGAACGGTGGTGTTGAAGTAAAACCAAACATTAAGTACAAAGAAGTAATTAAGAAACTCGCTACGGGAGACTTGTTAGCTGACGGTTCTTGTGACTTTACTGCTACTTCAAGCGTTACTTTAACTGAAAGAATCTTAACTCCAAAAGAGTTACAAGTGAACCTACAATTGTGTAAGTCTGATTTTAGATCGGACTGGGATGCAATTTCTATGGGATACTCTGCATTCGATTCTTTACCTCCATCTTTTGCTGATTACTTAATCGCTCACGTTGCTGCTAAAGTAGCTGAGAAAAACGAGCAAAACATTTGGGCTGGTGATGACGCTAACTCTGGTGAGTTTGACGGATTCTTGACTTTAGCTGCTGCTGACGGAGACGTTGTTGACGTTGCTGGAGCTTCTGGAGGTGTTACTGCTTCTAACGTAATCGCTGAGTTAGGTAAAGTAAGAGATGCAATTCCTAACTCTATCTACAGCAAAGAAGATTTATCTATCTATGTTGCTCCAAACGTAGCTAAAGCTTATATCGCTGCTCAAGCTGCTTTAGGATATGCTAACCTTTACCACGACGGTAGAACTAACCTTAACTTCGAAGGAATCAAACTTTTCGTTTGTGATGGAATGACTGCTTCTTATATGGTTGCTGCTCAGAAATCAAACCTTTACTTCGGTACTGGATTATTATCTGACCACAATGAAGTTAAAGTTATCGATTTAGCAGATCTTGACGGAAGTCAAAACGTAAGAATCGTAATGCGTCTAACAGCTGGTGTTCAGTACGGTATCGGTTCTGAAGTAATTCTTTACACTCCAGGAGCATAATCGCTTAGGAATAGACAAGAACAAGGGTGGGTGAGCCAATAGAGCCTACTCACCCTTTTTTAATTAACAAATAAAAAACATATAAAATGGCTTGTGATAATTTATCCCTTGGAAGAATAGAACCTTGTAAGGACTCCGTAGGAGGTATTACCGCTGTTTATTTCGTTAACTTTGGAGGTATGACGATTACTTATGATTCAACAAACGATGACGTTGTTGATTCAATTGGTACTTCTGTAGCTGCTTTCAAATACGAAGTAAAAGGTGCTTCTTCTTTCACTCAAAATATTCAGTCTGATAGAGCGACTGGAACTACTGCTTTCGAGCAAGTATTAGAGCTTACGCTTAAAAAATTAAGCATTACTGACCACAAAGAATTGAAATTATTATCTTACTCTAGACCTCACGTTATTATAGAGGATAATAATGGAAACTTATTCTTAGCTGGATTAGAATACGGTATGGACGTTACTGGCGGAACTATCGTAACTGGTGCTGCTATGAACGAAATGTCTGGATATACTCTTACCTTGACTGGTATGGAGAAAGCTCCAGCTAATTTCTTAGGTGACACATTATCTGGAGTTGGAGCATCTGTTACAACTGGATAATAAACTTACTCTATAGTTTAAGAAGGGAGCATTACGCTCCCTTTTTTTGTATCTAAAACAAAAAACAACGTTTTCAGTTATCTTATTATGATAAAGTTATTACCAAATACTTCAGAGCAGACAATTACGATCGTGCCTAGAACATTCCCTACTTTTGGAGTGGACTACGACGATGTGGAATTGGTAATTACTGAAGACGGAACAAATAACTCTGAAACTATTACTGATCTTGTAGCTTCTGTTTCTAGCGAGTATAGTAACTACGTAACAATACCAATAACATTCTCTATACTTAACGAAAACAATTCTTATTACTTAGAGTTTACAAGAGGAGGAAACTTATGGTTCAGAGATAAGGCATACGTTACTAGCCAAACAAGTAAAACAGTAACACACACATTAAACACAAACAAATATACAGAGTTAGATTCAAGTTCATCTGATGAGTATATTTTTTTAGACTAGTATGAAAAAGAACATTAAGACAAGAACGATAGATTTATCATCTAGTAAGCCTAAACAAGGTTCTACTAGAGTTATTAATCTATCTAGCTATCAAACTCCAGAAGTAAAGGAAGTTTACAATAAGGATTGGGTAGCTTACGGAGAAGACAATAACTATTTTGGAAATCTTATCGATGCTTACTTAGGTAGTCCTACTAACGCTAGGTGTATTAATGGTATTGCTGATATGATCTACGGTAGAGGTATCGAAGCAACTGATAGCAAAGAAAACGCAACTCAGTACGCTAAGATGAAAATGCTTTTGCTTGGTAAGGAAATCAGAAAAGTAGCTGGTGATTACAAAATGCTAGGTCAAGCTGCAATACAAGTAGTATACAATAAAACTAAGACTGAAATCAAAAAAGTATTACACTTCCCGATGGAAACATTAAGAGCTGAAAAAGCTACTGATGGTGTAATTAAAGCATACTACTACCACCCTAATTGGAAGGAAATAAAGCCTTCTGATAAGCCTAAAAGAATACCTACTTTCGGTAATGGTAACAAAAGAGATTTGCAAGAGCTATTCGTTCTTAAACCTTATCGTTCTGGATTCTACTACTACGCTCCAGTTGACTACAACGGATGTTTACAATATGCTGAATTAGAGCAAGAGGTATCGAATTACCACATTCAGAATATAAAAAATGGCCTTCAGCCAAGTCTCTTAATTAATTTCAATAACGGAGTTCCAAACGAGGAAACTCAAGAGTTGATTGAACGCAAGATTTACGATAAATTTAGTGGATCATCTAATGCGGGGAAATTCATACTAACGTTTAACGATAGTGTTGAAACTCAAGCTAACTTAGAGCCAATTCACTTACCAGATGCTCACGCACAATATCAGTTCTTAGCAGACGAGTCAAGAGAAAAGATTATGCTTGGTCACGGAATTGTATCTCCAATTCTTTTGGGTATTAAAGACAATACTGGATTCGGAAATAACGCAGAGGAGCTTAGAACTGCTTCTATCCTTATGGATAACATCGTTATTAGACCGTTCCAACAAGCTATTATCGATGGATTAAACGAGATATTGCACTTCAACGGTATCTACTTAAACTTATACTTCGTTACTCTTCAACCAATCGAGTTTACTGAGTTAGATAACATTTCTACTAAAGTAAAACGAGAAGAAGAAACTGGAGAAAAGCTATCCTCTCAAAAAGAGGAACTTTGTGACTTTAGTGACGAAGAAGGAGAAGATATGCTTAGCCAATTAGAGGGCCTAGGAGAGGTTCTAAGCGACGAATGGGAGCTTGTGCATACAGAAGTAGTAACAGACGAAAACGAAGAGTTTGACCTAACTAAATTAGCTGTAACGCCTGATGATGCTAAAGCTAATCAAGACTCAACTCAAGATAACGCTGGATATAAAGTAAGATACTCTTACCAACCACAAAGAAACTCTCCTGGTAGTAGAAAGTTCTGCAAAAATATGGAAGGATTGACTTCTAGAAACATCGTTTTTAGAAAGGAGGACATTAATCAGATGTCTTTTAGAGGTATCAATAAGGAGTTAGGACATCAAGGCCGAAACTATTCTTTATTCAAATTCAAAGGAGGTAAAAACTGCCACCACTACTGGGAGAGAAGAGTTTATAAACGTATGGTAGCCGGAAACACTTCTGTAAGTGAAGCTGAAGCTCTACAAGACGGATTTCAATCTCCTAACAATCCACCAGAAGTAAGTGTTAGACCAGTAGATATGCCAAATAAAGGGGCGTACATTAAAAAATAAGAACTATGGCAAGTAAAGCATTATTTATATCGACAACTGACTTAAAACGCAAATCCATTATAGATGGCAATGTAGACGCTGATAAGTTAGTACAATTCATCGAGGTAGCACAAGATACACATATCCAAAACTACCTCGGGACTGATCTGTACAACAAACTACAAAACTTAATTACCGGAGGAACGATTGACGATGTTGCAAACGCTAATTATAAAAGTTTACTAGTAGACTACATAAAGCCTATGCTTATTTGGTTTTCTCAAAGTGCTTATCTTCCATTTGCTATGTATCAAATTAGTAATGGAGGTATGTATAAGCACACCTCTGAGAATTCGGAATCAGTTTCAATAGAAGAGATGAGAGCTTTATTAAGTAGAGTTAACGAAACTGCTGAATTCTATACTCGTAGATTCGTAGACTATATGTCTTATCAATCGGCAACATTCCCAGAGTACAATTCTAACTCTAATGGAGATATGTATCCAGACAAAGACGTTAACTTCCATTCTTGGGTGCTATAATGGAGTACAATCGATTGTACAAACCTAAGCAAGAGAACGTCAAAAAGCTAGAGGCTTTCTTGAAGAAGCTTCCTAGTGAAGAAAAGGAAAAGATTAAAATAATAAAAGACAAGCAATAAGATGGGAATTACTCTTACCTCTAAAACAATAAACTCAACTTACGACTCTCTGTTAAAGCTCTCTGATAATGATAATTTGACGGGAGCTTTTAAAGTAGTTACAGATGGTTTAGGAAACGATACTGGTCTATCTTTAAATAATACTGGTGACGCTCAACTTAGCGGCACATTCACAATAAACACTAAAGTAATAACACCGTTATTGCAATTAAGTGGCGGAGCAGGTACACAAGGAGAGATGTCTTGGAATAATGATGAGGAAACAGTAGATGTGATCCTTAATGGTTCTACGCTTCAATTAGGACAAGAGGTTCACGTTCACGTTAGAAATAATTACCAAATAGAAGGAGTAGGTCAAGATATACCTAACGGAACTCCAGTTTACGTTACTGGTACTTTAGGTGCTTCTGGTAGGCTTACTATTGCTCCTATGATTGCTGATGGTACTGTATCTGCTGAATACTTTATAGGAGTTACCACAGAAGATATTACTTATGATACAGACGGTAAAGTAACTTGGTTTGGTAAAGTTAGAGGTTTTAATACTCTAGGATATGCTGAGGGAAGTAAATTATACGTATCAGAAACTGTTGCTGGTGGATGGCAAACAACAGAACCTACTGCACCACATCCAAAATTAGAAGTTGCGTTTACTGTAAACCAAAAGAGTAACGGTACTATTTTTGTTAGAAGCGAAAACGGACAATATCTACACGATAACCACGATGTTAGTATTACTTCTGTTGCTGATAAGGATTTATTAGTTTACGATAGTACAAACGGTATTTGGAAAAACAGTAAGACCTTAGGAGATATTTCTGCTGGTAATATTACTACAAGCGGATATTTGAGAGGACCAGAAACGTTTATTATTGACCCAGCTGCTTTTGGAAATAATACTGGTTTAGTACAAATATTAGGTGATTTACGAGTAGATGGTACTACAACAACCGTAAACTCTACTACTGTAACTATAAACGATAAGAATATTGTTTTAGCAGATGAGGCTACTACTGCTGCCGATGCTGATGGAGCTGGTATTACAATTAATGGGGCTGGAGCTACACTTACTTACGCTTCTGCTACTGATGACTTTACTTTCAATAAAGACATTGTAGTAACAAGAGAAAATGATAACTCATTAATAACATTTTTTAGAGGTGGTAATAATCCAACTACTAATGAATTACTAGGGCAGTTTGTTTTTAAAACAGACTTTGATGGAAATCCACAAACTTGGGCAAGAATCGATATAGATACTAATGATAGTGCGGTTAGAACAGATATGGATTTTTCAGTAAAATCCACTTCTGGGAATATAGAAACAGCATTAAAATTGCAAGGTGGTTCTGCAAAGCCAAAGGCGTTTTTTTATAACAGTGTAACCGCTCCTACTTTTATTGGGGCTTTAACTGGTAACGCTTCTACTGCTTCTAAATGGGCAACTGCTAGAACGATTACTTTAGGCGGTGATTTAACTGGTAACGTATCTATTGATGGTTCTGCTAATGTTACGCTTACTGCTGCGGTTGTTGATGACTCACATAATCACGATGGCAGATACTATACGGAAACGGAATTGGATGCTGGGCAGTTAGATAACCGTTATTATACGGAAACAGAAGCAGACGGAAAGTTTTTACTAAACACAACTGATACGCTTACTGGGGATTTAACTGTTACTGGTGAAGCTAATATAAAAAACACTATTTATAGTGAGTTTGGAAGTGGTAATACGGATATTACTGGATTATTGTCTGGGTCAACTTTTGGTACTTGGATTAAAGGTAGGTCATCTGGTCACGTTGTGATTGGAATCAGAGATAATGACGCCAGTGATTCTTTTGCTATTTTAAGCGGTAGTGGTAATTATAGTGAAGATGATACTTACGACAAATTATTAGCTAGATTTCAAGCTAATGGTGATATAACTTTAGGAGGTAACACTTCTATAAATGGTACTTTATCAGCTACTGGATATAATAAATCTAATTGGGATACTGCTTACGGATGGGGAGACTGGTCTGTCGGAGTAAACAAAGCCTTTGTAGATGCTTTAAACGTAGACGCTGATACTTTAGATGGCATCGACTCTCAAGATTTTTATCGTAAAGTTTATGGTACGTCTTGGGGTTCAACGCCAACAACAAAATATATAGAATTTGAAATACCTTATATTTCTGGTAGTGGTGGTTCTAATTACTACTATATTGACATAATTGGGCATCGTGATATTGGAAACTTAAATAGTCAATTACACTATAGGTTATACGTTCACTCAAGAGGTGATGGGGTAAACAATAATATTGCTAATTACGACTTATATAAAATAAACGAGCCAGATAGCGAGAAGTTTGAGTTCTTCAAATATGGAGGTGGGACAACTGCTAATGTATTCGTTATAAAAGTAGGAGAAGATTATAGCGGAATAGAAATATTAGCAATACCAGCTGAAAACGATATTAATGCATCTTATTTTAGTTCTACCACAACAGAGCCTACTGGATTAACTGCTGTCCCATTTTCAACAACTAAAATAGGCGGAGGTTTAGTGGTAACTGATGACGTAAATATAGATAACGGCGTTCTCAAAATGAACGGAACTATTGTTATCAATAACGACGAGTCATTTAGTTTTAATTCTGGAGGTTCTATAAGTGGAGGAACTACTAATATAACTGGGGGTCTTTCTGTATCAACTGGAGCTGCTACATTTGCTTCTGCAAACACTTTTAGCGGTTCAGCTACTTTTAACGATGATATTACGCTTAATCATTCTGCTACTGGACAAACTGTAGATGGAATCACTATAACAAATATAGACACTGATGATACTGGAGTATTATCTGTTGAGGCTGGAGATAAGCTTACTTGGAATGGATACGCTTTATTAACTACATTAAGTGCTAGTGCTTATGTTTCTTCTGGTCCTTCTGGAGATACAATGGAAGGTAATTTAACCATTTCAAATACTGCTCCATTACTATATTTAAAAGATTCAAATTCAACTGGAGCTACTGATTCTTATGGGCAAATAAAATGGTATGATAGCACTAATGCAGAATTAGCTGCGGTAGGATTTTATGGTGCTGATTCAAAGTTTTATATTGATGCAAATGGTAGTGATATTTATATCCCAGAAGGTAAGGTAGGTATTGGGATTGATAACCCAGAGGCATTATTGCACGTAAAAGCAGCAGATGGAATTGCTGGTGTATTGAAAATAGAAGGTGGTATAAATCCAGTTACAGCTATTGGAACTATAAATGCTCAATTAGATTTTGGTTCTAATGATGCTTCCGTAAATAATACTGGAAATATAGGAGGTAGAATAGCTACTGTAACAGAAGCTTCTAATGGTGCTAATAATGGAATGGCTTTTTACACATTTCAACAAAGTAGAACTCCAGACTTAAAAGAAGCGGTTAGAATAACTAATGCTGGATATGTCGGAATCGGAACTTCAACTCCATCTACTCAATTAGAACTTTTCGGTTCTAGCTCACAAGAAATAAAAATAACGTTAGATGCTGCAACTGACCATAGTTTAAGATTACAACAAACTGGTTCTGGTACTTATATTGGAGGTCAAGATTCAAGTGGAAATGTAAACTTTGCTTTTAGGGCGTATAATTACTCACATATAAGCAACAACTTAGGTTTAGGAATTACAGTTCCAGTACAGCACCAATCTAGTACAGAAAGAGTATTGCATATAGCTAACAGTAATGTAGCTTCTGTAAACTTAGACTCTACTGGTGGAAGCGGTAGATGTTATGTGGTGAGTTCTACTGCATCTGGTAATTGGCAGATCTATGATGACGACGCTAATAATACAAGATTACTTCTAAATTCTTCTGGTAATTTAGGAATAGGAAACACAAACCCATTAAGCAAGCTAGATGTAGATTCTGGTTCGTCTGCAAGTGGATTTAGGCTATTAAGTAGTTCTACGAATTATACTGGAATGTTCATAGGAAATACTAGTACTGGTTCAGCTTCTGTTTATTTAGATGCCTCTAATGGAGATTTTGCTGGAGGTGATTATATGGTTTTAAGGCAAAATGATGATTTAAGTGGAGAAATTTCAATGTCAGTAAATGCTGGAGGTTTCAAAATTTCAATGGCAGATGCACCTAAATTAACTGTGCTTCAAGACGGAAAAGTTGGAATTGGAACTGAAACTCCAGATAGAAATTTGGAAGTTGAAACGCCAAGCGGTTCTGCTTCTACAATAAGAATAAGACAACTTTCGTATAATTATTGGGATTTATCTTGTCCATCATCAAATACTGGTTTTACAATAGGAGATGTTGGAGGAGAAAAAATGCGTATTACAAGCGTAGGTAACGTAGGTATAAATACTGATGCTCCTAGTTATAAACTTGAAGTAAATGGCGGAGGTGGTAATGCTGAAGTAGGTATTATATCTGGTAATGAGGATAAGTCAATTCTACGTATGCATACCGATACTAATGAAGGCGTTATACTTGAATCTGATGATGGAAGTACAACTAATTTCTACATAAAAGACGCTGGAAGCGGAAGTGCTAGATTTACATTAAATAGGTCTAATGGTAGAGTAGGTGTAAATACTACTAATCCAGAAGCTAAAATGCATATCGTAGGAAGTAATGATGCTTTTGGTAGTTGGGGTTATGCAACTTTATTATTAGAAAACGCTTCAAACTATCCAGCCATAGTCTTTAGACAAAGTAGTGTTGGTACAATAGTTAGGCAAGATAATAACGGTAATCTTCAAATAGCAAACGGAAGTACTACTGGTTCTTTTACTGAAAGATTTAGAGTAGATACAAGCGGTAATGTTTTAGCTACAAGCGGTTATTTATATAGCACTAACGGATATACGACTGACGGAAACGCTAAACATTATGTATGGCGTTTAAATAATACTGCTTCTAGTAGTGGATGGATGAAGATAGCTAGAGTTATTGCTGGTCAGTCTGCTAGAGTTAGATTTGAACTTATAGGTCACGAATCTTACGGAGGTGGTCAAGATGGAGGTAGAACTGTTATTATTGCACAGATTAATAATAATAATGATTTAAATGGTAGCTGGTACACAGAAGGAGGTTATACTAATGGTATAAGAAGCGTAAATTTTGAAGATTTAGGTTCTGGAGATTTTAATGTAAATATAGAATATGGACCATACGCTGAATATGCAATAGACGCTATAATTTCAGATGGTGTTATATTGACTTATGATAGTGGAACTACAACAAAAACAGCTAATGTTTCTCAAGTTTATAATATGCGTTCTCAAACGCATTTTCATAGTAACGTAGGAATAAATACTACTTCACCAGTAGTTCCTCTCCATATTGGTAACGGAACAAACCAACAACAATGGATAACTAATCAAGGGTATGCTGGATGGTATTCTGGATTAAAATTAGCTAGGGGTAGTGGAAATTGGTCTAGTACTGGAAATAACAATTTCGGATTTGTAGTTACAGATACTGGGTTGGAATTTGCTAAATTTACCACATTAAATGATGCTACTAGGACTACAATAGGTTTATTTAATGCTTCTGGAGATTTCCACGCAGCTGGTGATATTGTTGCCTACTATTCATTCTCAGATGCTAGACTTAAAACAAACGTCAAGCCTTTAGAAAACTCACTTGAAAAAGTAAAACAACTACAAGGTGTTTCTTATGAATGGATAGATGGAGAACGCAAAGGAAGAACAGAAGTTGGTCTTATAGCACAAGAAGTAGAAAAAATAGTTCCAGAAGTTGTTAGAGAACAAAAACGTTTAGGAGACGATACAGAATACAAAACTGTAGACTACGAAAAGATGGTAGGTGTATTAATCGAAGCAATAAAAGAACAACAAGAACAGATTGACGAATTAAAAAGAAGATTAGATGGCAGTACCAGCTAGTGGACAATTATCTATGCTAGGTTTAGCAAAAGAGAAGAAATACGACAACTATAGCTCTAGTTCTTCAATTACTGGACCTATAAGTTTATACGATTTATTTGTTGGCGGAAATACACACGGTAGTGGTGAATCTTATGATGCTACCAACGTATTATCTCCAGACTATCCTAGACCAGCTAACGAGTCAGAAGCAATCGCTGGAACTTATGACCCTTATCAAATGTCGGAATGGTATGACTACGACCACGATATTGGAGATTCTTGTTCTAACTACACCGCAATTAGTTTATATAAACAAATTTCACAAGATTGTAGTACTGCAAAACCAGGTCAAACGTTTTATATTAATAATTCAACTTGGTCATCAGCAACTGCATTATTAAGGGATTCTGGAAGTGGTAATTGTATTACTGCATTAGCGGGATGGTATTATTGTGCAAGTTGTTCGCAAAACGGTACCGAATTAAGATATTGGAATGGTGGTGCATTTACATCAACAACGGGATGTCCATAATGACGAAGATAGAGCAAATATTCTACGGATGGGCGATGTTATCCTTTAAACACTTAGGATATAATCCAAGTAAAGAACAAGCAGAACTTGCAGAACATAGGCTAATACTATGCGACGCTTGTGATAATAGGAATAATAATCGCTGCGAATTATGCGGATGCAATTTAGCAGCAAAAACATTAGTTAAAGAATCGGAATGTCCAATTAAAAAATGGTAAATATGAATACTTACAAATGGCGAATTAACGCACTAGACTGCCACGTTTCAAAGAACGAATTAGAAAACGTGGTTTATACAATCCATTGGTCTTACGTAGGCGAAGATGAGAATGGTAACGTAGCCTCTATGATAGGCACAGAATCTGTAGGAGAGCCTTCTGCTGATTCTTTTACTGCTTTTGATAGCTTAACTCAAGAGATGGTAGAAGGATGGCTTGAATCGTCTATGGGTACTGAACGTATCGATGAGATGAAGGCTAACCTTGACAAACAGATTGAAGAAATCGTTACACCTAAAACAGTTACGCTTCAGTTGCCAACTACAGATGTTGCACCAGAGACGGAAATTGTTTAACTTTACACATATTATTAACCTTTAAATTTTAGTACAATGGCTGAAAAAGAAAAAAAAGAAACCACCATTACTATTGACGGAGAGAACTATATCTACGAAGATATGTCTCAAGAACAACAACTCTTAGTGAACCATATTGAGGATTTGAATCGTAAGATTGCTTCAAGTGAGTTTAACTTAGATCAACTGAAAATCGGTAGAGAAGCGTTCTTCGGAAGGCTTAAAACTGCTCTTGATACAGTTGAAGAAGTACAACAAGAAGAAGCATAATTAGTTATCTTATTGTAAGCACTATCAAAGGGGGTTTACAGACCCCCTTTTTAATACAACGCAATACTATACTATATGACACTCGATGACCGTATCAGCTTCGTAGGAGGCTTCGCATTAACAGCTGTAACCTCAATATCTGTTGTTGGACTATTCCAAGCGGCAGCAGTAGGTTTAATTGGTGGTTTCTTTGGGCTTCTCGGCAAACAACTATACTACTATACAAAAGAAAAAGTACAATCTGCTAAAACAAGAGTTTGGCTAATCAGACTATACGATAGGACGGTAGGCAAGTTCCGAAACTGGTTCTAATGACTGTCCCTAAGTTAACAGATGATAGTGCGTTGTCTATTAACATCAAGTGGCTCATTCAAATCGTTGCTCTTGTTGGTACAGCTGTATATATGTACTTGGGTCTGGAAAACAGAATCAAGGAAGTGGAAGATGAAGCAAAATCGCTGCGATATAACCAAAACACTTATGTGTTTCCAGATATTAGAATACTAGAAGGCGAAGTGTTAGACTTTAAACTGAGTAGGGAACGAATAAGAAAAGATATAGCTAGAATAAATGAAAAGATTAACGAATTGGATTAACAAGCATAACGAAGACGGAGGTCTTTACTATGGTATCTTAATAGGAGCTATGGCTTGGATACTGTTTTTTTTAGTTAGTTGGATGCTTAGATGAGAGAAATAACCGAGATAATAGTGCATTGCTCAGATACTCCAGAAGGTAGACATACCACTGTAGAGGAAATCAGAGAATGGCATTTAGATAGAGGATGGTCTGATATAGGTTACCACTATGTTATTTATCTTGACGGTACTGTACACGAAGGAAGACCCGTAGAAAGAATAGGTAGCCATTGCTTAGGTCACAATTCTGATTCTATCGGAGTCTGTTATATTGGAGGAAAAGATAACGTAGATACACGCACAGAAGACCAGAGAGAGGCTATGGTAGACTTACTTGTTTATTTAAAGACTACCTATCCAAAAGCAAGAATCTACGGACACAGAGACTTTAGTGAGAAGTATTGTCCAAGTTTTGATGCTACAAAGGAATACGAAAATGTGTCAAATATGTGGATGTAATGCCTTATTACAAGATTGAAATAACGACAGATATTAAAGAGTTGGCTGATATGGTTGACCTAATTAGCGAACACCATAAGAAAATGCCTTACACAAAAGGTATGCTTATGATTACCAAAAACGAGGAAGAGTTTAAGTAATCTATTTAGAATATAATCGCAAATAATTATAATAATATGCGAACTGATACGCAATATGTTGCGTGGTATGTGCAAAATATGCATTTAATATGAAATATATTGCATATCGCAATGTGAAATATAGGAATTGAATTCCGAAATTGTACTATACGCAAAAGGGTATAAAATGGCAAAATTTACTCTTATTATATGCGAAAGGGTATAAATAAACGTAAAAACTATACATATTTGTATGAATATACATACATTATAGCCATTTGGTTATCATAATGACTGATACATCATACAAAAAGTAAACAAAATTGTTTATTATGGAGAACAATAAAGAAATACTAAGGATGATATTTTGGGGAATTATTCTGTTTACAACTTCAGCTTTTATTGGTTGGAACTTATTTAAAATTTTAGTCTGTTATGCAAGATAAAAAACCATTCTGGGAAACAAAAATCGGAAAGATAATCGGTGGTGCTAAAGAAATACTACCAAATAACGGTGTATTAGGCGTTCTAAAGAACTTAATCGATTCAGACGATACTTTGTCCGCTGAAGAAAAGAAAGAGGCTCACAGCCACTTAAAAGACCTCTACGAGATAGAAGTAAGAGATAGAGAGAGTGCAAGAAACCGCGAGGCTCGAATAGCCGAAGCGGGTAAGAGTGACATAATGATGTTTATTACTGGGATCGTAGGACTGTTAGCATTTGCGTTTACTATATATGCAGTAGTGTATATCCCCGAGGTGGAAGAGAATCCGTTGTTTACTCATATGCTTGGTATGATAGACGGAGTCGCTGTTACGATATTTGCTTACTACTACGGAACTTCAGCTAAAAAGTAGAGCAGTTGCTCTTAAACATAGTATTCCCTTAAACATAGTGTGGTTTTATCTTTGTCAGCCTCCCGGGGGGTCGGCTTCCAAATCAGCTCTAACCAAATAAGTATTAGGTTATCAGATCTGCGTCAAACTTACAAGGTAAAGTTATAGGTTTTTTTTTACAGTTGCTAAACATTTTCTCAACTTTATTTATTGACAAGGATTGATTATAACTTATTACGTATGTAATACGTATATTGTATATCTTAGCGATATGAATTACGAAAGCAACATACCTACTTCTGAGGAAATGAGAGCTGAGGTTGATAGGATAATCAACCTTAAAACGTATTCTGTAAAAGAAAAAGAAGACAAGCTGCTGTTTATTAACGCTTGTTTGCAGTCTCAATTAGGAACTGATGTTTCTCAAAAGACAAAAGATCACGTAGACTTATTAGCTAGAATAATCTTCAGAGGTATTAAATCGATTGACCCTTATGTAGGTTCAAGAGCGTTAAGAACTCAAGATGGAAAAGAATATTAAGTTTACAAAAGAAGAGTTACAGAATTGTGAAGGATTGGAGTACTTGACTTGGGATCAATTTGATAGCCCAGATACTCCAGGAAGTGGATATCGTTTTATGGAACGAAAGCCCGTAATCATACTAGATCAGATAACCAAGAAGACTCGTAGAGAGTATCATATAGAAAGAGGTTACTGTTCTAAAACGTACGCTGATAAACTAGGATTAGTAAGCAACAACTCTCATAGAGTTGGTAAAGCGATTCAAATTAGAATACTAAATCCTAAAAAGAGAATGCAGTTAATAGCTTATCTTTGCAACTTTGGGGTAACAAGGATAGCGGTCAG